AATATTCGCTTTTCAGGTGCTCTTACTATACGATGTATTAACATTGCGTCTTCCATAAGAGTGTACTGTTTAAACAGTTTACGTGCTGGTTCTATATATGATCTACCATATGGAAGGAAATTTGTATCAGTAAGTAATCTAAAATGAGCCATTTCATAATTATCAAATATAATATCATTACCACTTACATTATTAGTATTAGGAACATTATAATAACCATATCCTCCTGCTGAAACACCTTCAGGATTAAATACATATTTTATATCGGCTGGATTATCTGGATCACTACCTTCCATTCTTTCAATGTGATATGCATTATAAGGTATAACATTATATACCCCAAATTTTTCTGCTATTTCTAATTTTAAGAAAAAGTCTCCATATTTACACATATTTCTAATCCAAGGCCATAAGTTAAATTCTATATTTAAAACATCATAAAATAAATTATATAGTATTTGTTGAATATTTTCATCTGAGGATCTAATTTGTAAAACCTCTCCCATATCATTTTTAAGTGTAGATTCATCAGCAACTATATCTAAAGCAGAAGCAATAATAGCATCTGTATCCATAGCATCATATTCCGAGTATAAATAAGGTCTTAAAGCTTGATAATTAAAATTTTGTTGTTGACCATACAAAGAGGTAGCTGAATTAGTGTAAACCCTATTGAATCGATCTATTAAAGAATTGGTTTCTAATTCACCTGTCATTTGGATTTTATTAACATCCATAACTTTAAGTTCATTACCCCCAACATTACGTATTAATACATCAGTTGAAAATAATCTTTTTAATCTTGAAAATAAGCCTTTATCTGCCATTTTATTTTATTTATAAATATGTTATAATAACCATTTAATGTCCTCATTCTTTCCTCCTATTTTCATTGAATAGGGATTTTGAACACTATTAGTACTATACCCCCCACTATGGGAAGATTTTGCTTTTTGGATATTACCCAATGCTGCACGGGCTCCATCTAAACTTTGTTGTTGAAATTTTAAAGAAGTATCACGTAAAAACATACCAATTCCAAAGGACATAACTAAATCATCATTATATCCTGATTGAGCTTCTGGTCTTCCATTTTTCCAAATAAATACTTTCATTTCTTCTAATAAACGTTTTGATTGAATAGTTACTGATCTATCTCCAACAAATTCTCTAAATTTATTAATACAAAGGGGTCTTGTTCTCATTGACATAGTAAACCCAGGTACCATTTCTGAATTTCCCTCATATACTCTTAAGTATGATTCTGCTGTTAATTGATCTGATTTAGGTGATTGGTACAAATTCCTGTATCCTCTTTCTCTAATTGCATCTAATGTAGCCCATCCTATATTAGCATTTTCTACTACCAACATAGCATTATTAAATTCAGTAGCTAATCCAGTTAAAAAATAACCAAATTCTTTTGGAGGCATTTGTCCTTTATACTCTGCTACCTGAGTATTAGTTTGAATATCCATTACATGACATGCTGAAAAATCTTTACCATCACCTCTAGCTACATCAGCTGCAATCATATATTCTCTTGAATAATCAGCATTTTCCCAAATCCATAGATTTTGATCTACTCCTCTTCTTTCTAATGGATCCTTTATAGTTGTTTCTTTTATAAAATCAATCCACTCAGAATAAAATACAATATCACCTGATGTTGAAAAGTCACAATCACATTCTTGTGCTGCTATTCTAGGATCACCTAATAATTCATCTTGTCTATCTCTCCATTCTTGATTCCTTTCGGGATGTACAAACCAAGGTAATTTAATAGGTAAAAACTCATTTTCTTGGGCTTCTGCTCTCGTCCAAGTTTGATGAAACCAATTTCCTGTACCATAAGGAGTTGATAATGCTATACATCCTCCTCCAGTTGCTAGTGTTTGTTGAGCTGATGCCCAAATTTCTCCAATATTTTCAATAAAAGCTGCTTCATCAATTAATAAAAGAGATACTGCTTCTGATCTACCAGCATCACTACTTGCTGATGTTGCTTTGATTTGAGATCCATTATTAAGACGTAATGTTAATTTATTATTTTCCATTGCATCTACTTTAAGCCATGAAGGTAAATTTTCATACATAAATTTTACCTTAGTAACCATGTTTTTAGCTGTATCTTGTTTTGTTGCTATACAAAGTATATTTCTATCCTTATGAAATAACATCATCCATAGGGAATAACCGGCAGTTAAAGTTGAAATACCTAATTGTCTAGATTTAAGAATTATTGAATATGGGTTGTCTTTAAATAAACCTAATACTTTTTCTTGAAAAGGATATAAACTAAATGATATTCTACCCCTTTGTGGGTGTTGAATATAACAGTATTTTTTCATAAAATGTATAGGATCTTTTGCACATTTTATATATTCTTGTCTTATTATTTTCTTTAAATCCGCCATTATTTAGGTAAAGAATAATTTACTATTATATCTTTTTTACTTTTTCTAATGATCTTCCTCCAAAATAAGCACCAATTACTGTTATTAGTACTAGCTGTAGTAAATCAGTCCATTTTTGTTCAACTGTAAAGTTAATAGTTCCAGCATCAATGAATATCATAAGAACTGTAGAAACTACTAAAAAAATTAAAATTAAAGGTCTTACATTTTTACTTAACCAACTATCACTATTCATGTCTGCTTTCCACCTATCTGTAATATTAGCTTCCATTTTAGCTTCATGTTCTGCTATTAATGCTTTTATTTTTCTCCCAGCATTTAATTTTTCTTCTTCTGATGTGTGTAAGTTATCTATAACCCCACCTACACCTTTTACTAGGTCAGCTGCTCCACCTGAAAATAAATTTGATAATATACTCATAACTATAATTTTATAACATTGATTCTAACTCTTTTTTTATATTAGTTAGTTTTAATAATTTGTCTCTTAATTTTTGTTTTTCTTCACCTTCTGCTGTTTTCCATTTATTAACAGTAGACTTCATTTCTTTAGCTGTTTGTTGTAATTTATTAGATATAGTAGCAATTGAATCCTTAGATGCACCCTTTAATTGTGATTTAGAAGGTTCATCATCTTCTTCTGTTAAATTTACATCTATTCCCTTTTTAGCTAATTTTTCAGCTTCACCTGCATCATCAGTAGTTACTGTACCTTCTTCACTTAATATTTCAATAATTTCTTCTTTAATTGAGGATTTTAGTTCTGATTTTTTCATTATAAGTTATTTTGTTATAAATATTACGAAAAAATTGCTTGTTTAACATCTTCTACACGTTTTTCTACAGAACCACTAATAGTAATATATTTATTAGAATAAGCATCTAAAATTTCTAATATTTTTTTATTAATACTGTCTCTATATTTAGAATTTGTTTCCCTAACACCGTTATCTTCTATTTTAACTCCTGCAGGGGAAATATAAAATAAGTAATCATAATCATTAATTAAACATTCTAAAGTATGGTTTAAAAAATATGATTCAGTTGCTGTCATTGATTTAGATAATGCATTAAAGGCCATTACATCAACAATTGTTCTATCCGTTATAATGTTTTTTTGGAGTAATTCACTTGCTCTTTCAGCAGCAAATACTAATTGACCTTTTAGTGTTGAATCTGTATTTAGTGGGATACCCATTTCCATAAGATATTTTGAACGTTCTGTTCTAAAAGTATAATCTTTAAATTCAGGTAATTCTTTTAATGCTTTTACTAATGTAGTTTTACCTACACTCATTGTACCACAAAATCCTATTTTCATAATTAATGTTTTATTGTAATATACAAACTAATTTCTATGAGTCATACCTTTAGGAGCAGGTTTTTTATACCAAGGTAAACCTTCTCTTCCCTTTCTTATTTCATTCCAGGTTTCATAATCATATTTTATGCCATTTAAATAATATTCTTTTTTTCTTTGTTGAGTATTAATTAATGCTGGTTCTTCAATGCTATGAAGTTTATTTATTCCATTACATTCTAAACATAACATAGTAGTAATAGATCCATCCTCTTCTTTTTTACGGAATTTTCTATTCTTAATATGCTCATTTATATTTATTTTAGATTTTGACATAATTTATTTTTTATTTATTTGATTTTGAAATTTTATAAATGATCTTTCTTTGTCATTGGTTAATCCTCCTATAGTATATATTTTATCATCTTCTTCAGACCATGGTCCTTGTTTATCTGCATGTTCTAAAAACTCATTTATAGCATCACTCATTGATAATAATTGCTCTGCTACTAATGTACCATGAGCTCCTGAAACTGATATACCTCTTGCACTTAAAGCATCACCTACAAAATGTACATTTGGATATTTAGTTAATGATAAATCTTCATAATTTACTAATGGCTCTGGAGCTAAATATTTAACCTCCGGTATATATATTCCCCAATCATCTTTTAATGTTGGGAATACTTTTTTCATATCATTAATAAAGTCTTTTATGTAACTATAATATCCTTGAAATGCATCTTTAACTACATCTAAGTTGTCAATTTTAGTAGCTGATACATCTATACCTTCTGATGTTGTAGATGGTTCTCTTGTTGGACTATAAAATAAACCTGTACTATTTTCTTGTACTTTATTTACTAATTCTCTTGCCCATTTAAATGGCTCTTTAATACCTTTAATCTCCATTAATATACCAAAATTAGTCATATCATTTCTAAATGCCTCATCTTTTTTAGCATGTCCATTGTAACTATGATTACCATATGTTTCTTCAACTGCTACATAAGCTGCATTATTATTAGTACAAAACGATCTTAAACTAACTTTATCATCTTTTCTATATAATTTAAAATCATATGCTATATCAATTAATTTTTGAAAATGTTTTTGTGGTGCTTCAAACCTAACACCTACTTGAGCTGGTTTTTCTTCAGTTGGTAAATTATATTGTTTCATTATATTTGAAGTAAAATCAATTCCTGATTTGCCCACACCAAATATAAGTGTATCATAAGAATGATGATGATCTTTATCACAAAATACTACTTGTTTATGAAAATTAATATCTGTTACTTTAGTTTCCCATTTAAATTTTACACCTTTAGATACTAAATAGTCATACCAACTTTTACCTATTTCATGTAAATAATCAGTACCAATATGCCATACAGGGAATAATCTTAAACCAAAATGTGGTTTAATGAAATCTGGTTCTTCCTGAGGA